CGAGATCTATAACCGATCGGCACTTTACAAGTTGAGGCTTGCCAAGCTTCAAGGCCAACTTTTGGATCGCGACGAAGTAGCCCGCGAATTCGGGGCGATGCTTTCGGCGATTAAATCGGTGATACAAAACAGCCGGTTAAGCAAAGCCGAAAAGCAAGACGTTTTCGGGCAACTCCTTTCGATTGCGGAATTCGGCGACCATGTTGCACAGAGCACGCAAGAAAGCTCGGCCGAAGACCAAAGCCCGGCACTCTATAGCGGCATCGATCGAGAGTGAGTCTAACCGGACTCGCGATCTATTCCGGGCGCTCATTGTCGAGACGTTTTCGGAGACTGAAATAATCCGGCCGAGCGATTGGCAAGAATTGTTTCGGCGAACGGCGGCCGGGATAAGTGCCAGCGAGGGGGCATGGCGCAATTTCCCTTTTCAAGTTGAACCGTTAGACACCCCGCTTGAAGAAACGGTGTCGAGTATGTGCCTGATGTGGGCAAGCCAAGTGCTCGGCAAAAGCTCGATTGTCGAGGGGATCATCGGGTGGTCAATCGACCAATCGCCTTGCGCGAGCCTCGTGATATTCCCGACCCATCTAAACGCGATCACGTGGGCAAAGAACCGGCTCGGGCCGCTCATTGATCGTACAGCCCGGCTTAGGCGAAAGGTTGAACGGCGCGGCAAAGATAAAACCAAAGGGCTCGGCGCTAATACGGTTGTCCACAAACGTTATCCTAACGGTTGGTTGCTAGCCGGTGGGAGCAATTCACCGGCAAACTTACGGGGGCACGTCGCCAAGCTTACGATCTTCGATGAAGTGGATGGGTTCCCAGAATCGAGCGGCGACGAGGGAGACGTAATCTTCTTAACCGAACAACGCTCGATCACTTACCCGGATGCGTTCTCGATCAAGACAAGCACCCCGACCTTGAAAGGGGCGAGCCGGATCGAAAAAGAGTATTCCTTAAGCGATCAACGCAAATGGTTCTCGGTCTGCCAAAAGTGCCGCCACCGGTTCGTTATCTTGTGGCATCACATTGAGTGGGAAAAGGAGTTTAACGAAAAAGGCAAGATCACCCGGCACCTAACCAGTACTGCAAAAATGGTGTGCCCGGCATGCGGGTTTGCGCATGATGAAAACGCCAGGCGCAACGCGGTAAAAGCCGGTGCGTGGGTGGCGACCAACCCGAAAGAAAAAGCGAAGCGGGGTTATTGGGCGAATGCGTTTTTGGTCTTACTCAAAGTAAAACGCGGATACAAAAGTTGGGCGCATTGGTTTGCCGATCAATTCTTGGCGGCTAAGAAAATCGGGCCGACCGGGATGCGCACCTTTCAGAATTTGATTTTGGCTGAAGGGTACGAAGTGGAAGCCGAGAAACCACCGGCTTTCGAGATGTTACACGGGCGGCGTGAGGTTTACCGGGACAACGACTCGGGCGAAATCATCTTGCCGGAAAAAGTGCTCTTTCTGGTTGCCGGTGCCGATGTGCAACAAGACCGGATCGAGTGCGAAATTTTAGGGATTGGTAAGGACGAGGAGACGTGGGGCATATGCTACAAGATTTTCCGGGGTAACACCGAGCGGCTCGAGATCTTTGCCGAGCTCGATCAATGGATACAAAAAGCGTGGAAACATCCCAGCGGGCACGAGTTGGCACCGGCATGCGCATGCATCGATGCCGGGAATAAGCCCGACCAGGTTTATCATTATGTGCAACGGTGTGCGCCCCGAAGGGTATACGCGATCAAAGGTTACCGGGGTTACGTTCCCAATTGGGTGGCGCGGTCGGCCGGGCGCAACCAGCGGCTTTTTATCCTGAAAGTCGATACACCCAAAGAAAGCCTTTATAGCCGGTTACGTTTGATCGAGCACGGGCCGGGTTATCAGCATTTCCCGGCAAACCCGCAATGCGGGTATGACGTGATTTACTTTCAACAACTCACGGCCGAGGTGATGCGTTCCACGTTGGTAAACGGTCACGTGGTGCGCTACTTCGACCTAGCCCATAGCGGTGCCCGCAACGAGGGGCTCGATGCCCGCATTTATGCGTTTGCGGCCAAAGAAATCTTAAACCCGGATTACGAGGCAATTATCGCGAATTTGGCGGTGCCGCCCTTAAATGATTGGCGGTTTGCTTTGCCCGGCGATCAACCACCCAAGCCCACGGCCGAAGCGGTGGGGGTCGAGGCGGGTCCGAAGTTTCCCGAGCCGCCCGCCCCGGCCCGCGGGTTCCGATTCCGGGCTCAAGGTTGGTCGCGGCCCTACTGAGAAAAAACCGATTTATGCATGAAATTATTTCCCCCCTTAAACGTTCGTGGCGGCATCACGAGGGCACCACTCACTACTTTGATTCTGACTATGCCGGTAAACTGATCGAGGAGTTTAACGCGAACGGAGCAACCGAGCCTTTACAGGCTTTGCTCGTTCACGTTGAACCCCTGGCGAAATCGATTCTCGAATACCGGGCGAGCACGAAACACGAGGAGCTCGACGAATTACTTGCCCGGATAAGGCTTAAGCTTTGGAAAAGCTTGCGGCTTTTTAACCCGGCAAAAGGAACGGCGTTTACGTTTTGCGCCCAAGTGATCAACTCGGCCGCGATGTCGACGGTGGGCGAGGTGTGGGCATACCGTGACAAATATTTTGAGCTCAACGACGAGAACGGGTTTACCGCTTCGCCCGCGTTAGGTTCAGCCGAGGCGCTCGATGATATCGTTTACCGGGTGCGGCAAGCTAAATCGGCTTGTCGCAACCCTTACGAGCGGCGGGCTCAACGTTGGTTTATCGAGAGTTTCATTGATGCCGGGTTCGTGCTTAGACGGCACGAGGCGGCCGATGCGGTGATGCAGGTTTTTTCGATCACCCATGCCCGATCCCGGCAATTGCACGATTTAACTATGCTCGAGGTGCGGCGGCAATTGATCGGCGAAAAACGCTTGCCCCTGATCACCCCGGATTTGTTACGCGGCACAAAGATCCAAGCCATAAACCGGTATGCCAAATTTTTAAGTGAGAACGACTTTTCCAAGCTTGCGGTTTTGTTGCGCGACCTAGCGCCGAGCCTCGTTTTACTGATGCGGCCCGAGAACGCTTGCCGGATACGGCGAGGCGAACCCGAAGCCACCCGAAACAACTTACGGCTAATACTGGATGGCGAGCCGCGGGCTCGGCCTTTATTCCGCGGTATTTAGCCTTGCGATGCTTTACGACGATCTATTTCGGCCTTTGGTCGAGCAACCGGCCCTTATTCTGCCTAATATTTTGGTGGCCGGTGATACTTGGGTGATCAACGTTTTACCCGATACCGAGGCACCGGGCGGCACCGCCACGATGGTGTTCGCATCCGGCACCCAAAGCTTAAGCACCGATGCGGCCAACGATAACGGCACCTACGCTTTTACCTTTGCCGGGGTCGATACGGCTAAACTGATACCCGGCCCGTATCAGTGGACCTATTACGTAACCGACGCTAACGCTAACCGCTTCACCCAACAAGTGGGCGGGGTGCCGGTGGTGGCATCACCGGGCTCGGCCAATTGGACTAGTGGCGATTCGTTCTTAACCAATGCGTTAAAAGAGATCGAGGCTTGCATTCTCGATCTACTAAATCAGCGGGTTTCGATGGTGAGTTTCGGGGGCGAACAATACTACCTTTGGGACTTAGAAAAGCTTTGGAAGATGCGTAACGAGATCTTCAACAAAGCCCAGCTTGCCCAAGAGGAACTCACCGGCAACAAAAGGAGCCGCTTAATTCTGCCGTGGTTCGTGAACCGGTAACCGTATGGGGTGGCTAACCGATATCGGGCAAAAAGTGGGGTTACTTAAGCGGGTCGAAAAACCCCCGGCTCAACCGGTGATGGTCAACGTTAGCCGGGTGCGGCGATACGATGCCGCTATGCCGAGCAATCTAACGAGCGATTGGTTAGCTTGGAATACCACCGCTAATTACGAGATCTATGCCGCCTGGCGGCTTGCCACTTATCGGGCGCGGGATTTAGAACGTAACAACCCGCACGCAAAAGCGTTCTTACGCGAGTTATGCTCAAATGTGCTAGGGGCGACCGGCATACAGTTTGAAAGCAAGGTGAGGATGCAACGCGGGGGCGAGCTCAACGAAAAGGTGAACACGGCCGCCAAACGGGCATGGTTAGATTTTCGGAGACGCGGCAATTTCGATGTGACCGGCACGGTGAGCGGCCTAAAATTCGATCGCTTAGTTTTGCGCTCGATAGCTCGTGATGGTGAGGCACTCATTAGGATTGTGCGGGGTTACCCCAACAAATACCGGTTAGCGTTTCAATTGGTTGAGCCTGATTACCTAGATCTTTGGCATAACGCGGTTTTAGATATAAACACCGGGGTACGGGTCACCATGGGTGTGGAAGTCGATAAATGGGGCAAGCCGCTCGCCTATCATTGTTTCGAGCAATCCCAACAAGATTTGTTTGCGAACAACTCGACGATGAAACATATCCGGATACCGGCGAGTGATATCATTCACATTTTCTTACAGGAACGGGCGACCCAATGCCGGGGCATGACGTGGTTTGCGCCCACCGAGATCAAAATGCGGATGTTGGACCGGTACGAAGAAGCTACCGCGGTGGCGATGCGCACGGCATCGGCTAAGATGGGTTTCTTACAGCAAGATAAAGACGCCACCACCTACAAAGGACAAGGGAATTTACCGAGTGGCGAGCTCATCGAAGAGGTTTCCCCCGGCATGATCGTGGAATTACCGCCCGGCGTTAAGTTCGAAAAATTCGATCCGACTAACCCGAGCGAGAATTATTCCGATTTCCGCAAGAGTGCCTTGCGTTCGATCGCTAGCGGCTTGGGCATGATGTATAACAATTTGGGCAACGATCTCGAATCAACTAACTATTCGAGCTCGCGGTTTGGTCGGGCGATCGAAGTCGAAAATTGGCGTGATCTGCAACGGTTCACGAGTGAGGATTATTTGCAATTGGTCGCCAACGTATTTTTCGACCAAAACATTTTAACCGGAGTGGTGCCCGAGTTGGTGGATTATACCGAGCAAATCAAGGAAAACACCCGTTGGAAACCGCGGGGGTGGGCATATGTGGACCCGGACAAAGACGGCAAAGCGGCCGCTAACGGCATCGATATGGGCTTAACCACCCGGAGACGCGAGCTCGAGGAGCAAGGGCTTGATATTGATGAAGTTTATGAGGAGTTGGCCGAAGACATAAAACGGCAAAAGAAATGGGGCATTACTTTCGTTAACGCTTATTCGCGGCAGCCCGAAGTACAATCAACCGAAGAGGACCCCAACGCGACCGGTGCCGAAGTGGTGGCACCTAAGAACGGCACAAACGGCAATAACCAACCGGCCCGAAAATAATGGACAAACTTTTAACAGCCGAAAATATCAAAACCATCGCTATGACGGTGGTGGTGATGTTGAGCGGGGGAAACCTTTATTTGGGCAAGGTTAACGAAGACGATATTAAAAGGTCGATCATTGAAATTCACGCGGTACACGAACAACTCGAGCCAATGTTAGACCGTCAAAAACGGCTCGAGGATTATCTAAAACAATTAACCGGCAAAAACCAGTGACCCCGGAAACCACCGATTTTATCCGGCGAGTACTTTCGATAGCAGAAACCGGTAAAGCCGAATGGGACCCCGGTGCGGTTTACGTTTACGGCGACGACAACCGGTATAACCCACCGTGCCGACAGATCACACTTTCGATCGGCTTTACCGAAGGAGGGGGAAATTTGAAAAAGGTGCTTTTGCGATATAGGGAAAATCGGGGCACTTATGCGAAAGCTTTCGAAAGTTACTTACCGAACATGGGTGCCCGGACATTGGCCGAGAATTCGGTTTTTAGGAATCTATTAAAAACGGCGGGCGAAGATCCGGTTATGCTCCAAACGCAAAAGGATTGCTTCGATGAGCTATACTTGGGACCGGCTTTTAAATGGGCCGAAACGAACGGATTCACCGAACCATTATCTTATCTGGTCATTGCCGATTCGTTTTTACATTCGGGCTCGATGCTCGATTTTCTCATGCGTCGATTCCCTGAGAAAAAGCCGGGCGCGGGCGGAAACGAGCGCAAATGGATAACGGACTATTTACGAGCCCGCCACGATTGGCTAAAAGCGCATTCCAATAAGATTTTAAACAAAACGGTTTATCGGGCCGAATGTTTCCTAGAAGGAATCGCAAAAGACAATTGGGACTTGAGCGGGGTTTTGGTGATGAACGGCACAGCGGCTAAACCGTTTGTAGTCTGATCGGCTCGGGAGACAAGCTTAAGTGATTAGCTAGCCGCCCGTATTTAAACGGTGTGAAGCTTCCGTTGCAATATCGGCAACTCGATCTGGACGAGCGGGCCGTAATCGACAAAGAAAACCGCACCGCCCGTTTTAGCGTATCGAGCCGCACCCCCGTCGATAAATGGTGGGGCAAAGAAATTTTGAGCCACGATTCCGGGGCGATCATCACCCAACGAATGGACCGGGGCGCGGTGCCTCTTTTGCTCGATCACGATCGGCACTCAATCGAAAATCATATCGGCTCGATCACAAGTTACGAGGTGCGCGGCGACCGGCTTTATGTGGTCGCCAAGTTTGCCGAAAAACCGCGAGCCGATGAAACCATGCGAGATATGGCGGCCGGGGTACGGCCAAATATTTCGGTGGGTTATATCCCGCGTGATGCGGTTTTACAAGAGCGTGGCGATTCGGGTGACACCTATCTTGTGACCAAATGGGAAGTGGTCGAAATCTCGAGCGTTTCGGTGCCCGCCGATTTCACTATTGGGGTCGGCCGGGCCGAGCAAAGCGAGGAATTCGAGGTGCGGGTTTTGGAGGTGAACGGATCGCCCGCCGTATTTACTCCAAAACGAGCGAATATGGCGGAAACTGCTAACCAAACTAACCCGGCACCGGCAACCGGCTCGGCACCGGCAACGGGCGCGGAGTCACGCGAACCGGCCCAAGTGCAAATCAATGTCGACGAAATCCGAGCGGCCGAACGTACCCGAGTTGGCGAAATAATGGGTTACGGCGAGCGGTTCAGCTTTAGGCGCGAGGCCGACGAATTCGTTAAGGCCGGTAAATCGGTCGGTGATTTCCGGGCTTTCATTCTCGATAAGCAAATGGCCCAAGCCGAAAAGACCATGGTAGGGGCCAACCCGCTCGGCATGAATCAAAAGGAGGTTCGGAGTTATTCACTCACCAAAGCGATTCGTGAGGGAAGCGAAAAACTTTCCGGGCTGGAACGCGAGGCGAGCGAAGGACTCACGAAATTTTTGGGCCGTTCACCCGAAGGCTTTTTTGTGCCCGATATCGCGTTGATGCCGCTAGCGATCTCGGCCCGCGACTTGAGCGCGGGGGTGCCTGCGGCCGGGGGTGTCACCATCCAATTAACGGTTGAGCCGACCTTGATCGCTTATCTGCGCAACAAAATGGCACTCGGCCGGGCCGGTGCCACTATGATGGGCGGGCTAACCTCCAATATTTCGTTGCCGCGTCAGACCGGACCCGCTCAAGCCTACTGGTTGGCGGAAAACGCACCGGTTGCCGGGACCAACCAAGCTTTCGATCAAGTGGGCTTATCGCCGAAACGGTTGGCGGCACTAACGGCATACTCAAAGCAATTAGTTGCCCAAAGCTCGATCGATATCGAGAACGTGATCCGCGATGACCTAATGAGCATCATCGCCCTGGCTCAAGATGCGGCCGGGCTCTACGGCACCGGTATCAGCAATAATCAACCCACCGGGCTAATGACCTTGCTCTCAAACGCGCTTGGCGGTACGGCCGGGGTTTACGATTACACCAAACGAGCGGCCGATGTAACCTTTGGCGGCCCGGCGACTTGGTTAAGTGCGGTTGCGTTCGAAGGTCACGTTGAAGACTGCAACGTTGATCTCGATGGTTCCGCTACGTATATCACGAGCCCGCTCGTTAAGAGCACTTGGAAAACGGCACCTAAAGCGGTGAATTTCCCGGTTTACCTTTGGGAGAACGGCGAGCGGGGGAGTGCCGACGGGATCGTTAACGGGTATCGAGCGATTGCCACTAAACAAGTGAAATCCAATGCGGTGATCTTCGGTAAATGGCGCGACTCGATTATAGCAACTTGGAGTGGTCTGGATATGGTGACCGACCCCTACACTTTGGCCCATCAAAACCAAATCCGGGTGGTGGTTAATCTCCTAACCGATATCAACTTTAGGTATTGCGTTTCGTTCGCCGCTTCCACCGATGCCGGAAACCAGTAAGGAAATAGTTTTAATAATTCCGGCCGAGCCGGTTGTCACCGGGCAAGGGCTCGATTTCCTAACCGAGCCCGAAAGCGGAATGGAGATTGTGACCCATGCCCAACCCGGACCCGGACGCACCACCCCCGCCGATGGCGGCTACTAGCTTTCTCGACACCGACGTTGACCGGGGGTTTGATTTCGGTTTAAGCACCGCGCTTTTTGTGAACGGCAAAAACCGCGATTTTTGTTTTTCAGACGGCAACACCGAAAACGGCCGGATTCCCAAACGGATCAAGTGCTTGATCATCAACCAAAAGTTTTTGGATCTTCACACCCATGCCCGGCGTTTAAATACGGTGGTGCACAACGAGGCGATTTTGTGCGTATTCCGCCAAAGCGATGTGCCCTACGGCGCGGCTCTTTATTCAAACGCTTATCTCGATGTGGGCGGGGTCAGTTACCGCATTGAAGCGGTGACCCTCAAAGCCGCGATTTACACCCTTACTTTGATGGTACTCGGCACTAACTAGCCAAATGGAATTAAAAATCCAAATCACGGGTGTCGAATCGCTCGAGGCGAAACTTAAAAAAGTGCCGGCGGGTGCAAAAATTGCGATCTCGCGGGCGATCAATGACGGGATTCGCAAAGCCCGCACTGAGATCAAGAAATCGATCGGCCAAATCTATAACCTGCAAAGCGGCCGGATTCTATCGGCACTCAAACGCGAGTTACCCGTTTTTTCTTCACCGGGTAGTTTGTTCGGATTGCTTCACATTGAATCGACCAAATTTAACGTGGAAGATTTTGCGGCCCGCGACAATTTCCCGGCCGGGGTCAACTTCCAAGAAATCCGCGGCCAAAACTCGGGCTTGAGTCACGCTTTTATTCGCACCATGGCAAGCGGGCACATCGGGGTTTTCGGCCGGGTCGGGGGCGGCCCGCGTTTGCCGATCCGCGAGATCACCGGGTTATCAATTCCGCAAATGCTGGAAAACCCCAAGGTCGAGCCCAAGTGGGAACATGCCGTTGAGGAAACCGTTGCGGCCCGGCTCGAGCATCACGTTTCGCATTTGCTCTCTTTATGAGGTTCACCCCGTTAGACGCGGAATCGGCCCTTGCCGAATCGATCACCGAATGGGTGCAAGATTTCCAGCTTAAAAGCCCGGTTGATCGCGGCAAAGTGCCGATACCGATCGATGTGGTGCAAGGTTTTATTCCGAGTTACCAAGCCGGGCCGCAAATGCCCGCCCAAAATAAGGCACCGGTTATCGCGGTGCGGGTTAGCCACGGCACTTATCACCGGCTTAAAGGTGAAGTGGTCATTGATTGCATTGTATTGACTTGGGATGACGACTTGTCGCGGCAAGGTTACCGGGATTGTCTGAATCTCTGTGATCGGTTGGTACTCGGCCTTTACGAAACCCGGACCATCAAAAAATCTTTTCCGGTTACTGACAACCCGGTGACCTTTTTGTTGGTTGAAGATCCGAGCAAAGATTATTTCCCTTACTTTGTCGCCGGTGTGCAAGTCACGCTAGGGGTGCAAACCCCCGAGCTCAACAAGGCACCCTATTCGCCTCCGGGCGAGCCGTACGTTTTGCGGGGCACCCAATAGCCTACAAGGCACCGGGGTGCGCCAATCTCGGCCCGTATTTACCGTTTGATGAGTCAAGCGGTACGATACTGCGGGCCAAAAAATAACGCTCTCGGATTGGCGCACGGGCGCATTTACCGGACCCCGGAAGCGATCCCCAAACGCATTCAAGCATTGATAACGGAAAGCCCGGCTTTCGCCTCGCAATTCGTTCCGCTTGCCCAATTCGCAAAGATGCGGCCGCCAGGCGCGGCGGTGCCGCGACCTAGCAAACCGGCCGTTAAACGGTTGGCACCACCCATCAAGAAAAAATAGCTATGTCAAACGGAAACCCTAACCCTCGCGGCGTTATTGCGATTGATGTGCCGACTAGTTTGCGGCCGGTGATTCCCGCCGATTCCGGCACCATTGTTTGCGTGGCGGCCGTGCCGATCCATTCGGTGCCGGGTTATCAATGGAAAGCGGGCGGTTACGCGCATGCTGTTAACCGGCCGGTGCTTTGTGAGATCGCTTCGGATTTCACTACTCAACTCGGGCTTAGTGACGATTGGCTGAGTTACCACGGCATGGAGTTATACGATGCCATGTTTATCGAGGGCAATACCTCGCCCGGTATCTGGATTAATCCCTACGATCCGTTCGTTAATTCCACACCGAAAACTCAACCGGCGCTTCCGGTAACCAACGGGCAAGTCGCCATTGCCGACGAAGTGATTATGGCGAGCCTCGTCGTAACGGGCGCGAGCGCGGTTATCTATCACGAGAGCATCGATTTCACCTTTGTTTATGACGATGACACCCTAAAAAGCGCCACCCTTAATGTGTTTCCGTCTTCACCGATGTATTCGGAAACAACGGTGAATTGCTCGTATTCGGTGCCGGATCTAAGCCAAATCACTGCGGACGAAATCATTGGCGGGGTTGATGTTAATGGGAATTATTCCGGGTTAGAGGTTCTCGAGAAAGTTTACACCGTAACCGGGCACGTACCGGCGACGGTGATCACTCCGGGCTTCGGCGATAATGACGAAGTGATTGCGGCCGCTAATTCCAAGGTGCAATCAATTTCCAATGGCCGGTTCCGGGCCGTTTTCCTGCCTGATTTCGATACCGCCACCGTCACCAACTATGATGATTTGTTCGAAACCAAGAACAACAAAAACATGGTGTCGGGTTTCGAGTTTGCCGGTTGGCCCTTACTAACCTTGGGCACCAAGGTTTACCATTTCTCGACCATCATGGCGGTTAATATGTTAACCACCGATGCGACCATGGGGCAAAATATCCCTTATGTGCCGCCATCGAATAAAGTGGTTAACATCGATGGATGCTGCCTAGCCGATGGCACCCGCATCGATATGGATTTGGCCCAATCCGATGCGATCGAAAATTGGGGGTTGCTCTCGGTAGTTAACCAAAACGGGTGGCGGATCATCGGGGATTATACTTGTGCTTACCCCGCGGACACCGACATACACGATTATCAAGTTAACCAGAGGCGCATGTTTAACTGGTTGGGTAATACGCTTTCTTTAACGCTCGCCCAGTTTATCGATTTGCCCGGAAACCTGCGCACCCTGGCGAGTATCGGTGAAACCATCCAGCAATTTGGCAATTCGTTGGTGGCGGTTGGTGCTTCAAACACTTTCCGGGTGCGCTTTTTACCCGAGGAAAATCTCGCGGCTCAAGTGATGGCCGGTATTTACAAGTATCATATTTTGTGGACCCCACCGACGGCGGTGCGCACCCTCGACCTACTCCTTGAATACTCGGTTGATGATCTAACCGCGTGGATCTCTCAAGTAACCATTCCTGGCACTAGCTAAATGAAATATCCGAGCGTAATCAAAAACTTTGCGGTCTATGGGCCGACGGCGAAATTGGTAGGTGCCGCCGATATCACCTTGCCAAAAATTACCTTCGAAAAAGACACCGTGAAGGGGGCTTCAATCGGCGGCCAACTAAATTTGCCGGTGCCCGGCAACGTTAGCCCGATGGAATGCGTGATTAATTTTCACACCCCAACCCAGCAAAGTTTGCGGCTCTTTATCGGCAATGCGCAACAATTGCGCTGCATGTCCTCGATTGAATCGGTGGAGACTTCCACGGGCGAATTTGACGAAGATCCCGAGGAAATCATCATGACGGTTTTTTGTAGCGAATACGATTCGAACAAACGCGAATCGAGCACCAAAGGAATGGTGGCGGTGCGCTTCGATGTGACCTATTTGGCGCTTTATTTTGCCGGTGCCCTCTGTTACCAAATCGATCCCTTTGGTAACGCTTGCGTATTAAACGGCAAGGATGTTAACGAGAAAACCCGCGCAAATACCGGCGGCTAAAATGAATGTAGTTTTGGCTCAGACGCTAATGGCGGGCGGGTTAATTCATCTATTAATCGAAATATTAATCTTGGCGATCGTGGTCGGTCTGATTTGGTGGATCATTACCCTATTGCCGATCCCGCAACCTTTTGCCCAAGTTGTCAGAGTGGTTTTTATCATCATCTGTGTGGTGATATTAATTTGTCTTCTCCTGCCGTTGGCAGGAATAGCGATTTAACCCCTAGTCTTCTTCTTTCTTGGTTAGCATTTCATCGAGTACCCGTGCCCATTGCTCGGCCTCGTCGATGGTCATGCCCAAGAAAAAACTAATCGGGGTATGGCAATGGTGCGCTAAGCCGATGTAAAGGCGGCGAAACTCATCAAGAGTGTGATCGGCTTCGGGTGTTACTCTGCTTTCTCTTGAGCCTCCCCCGTCTCCGTCTCCTCCGGGGTCGGTGCTCCACCCGAGTAATGAAAAGCAGAGGCTCGCAACATTAAGAGCGGTAAGTCTGTGTACTCGAGTTTGTAGAGATCTTCCGGGGTAATCCGGTTCAGCTTAGCGATCACGAGCGCCAAAAAATGGATTTCCGAATACAGATTAAAACTCGTTCGGTAAATATCAGGGAAGCGCTTTTGAAATTGGTTCACCACTCCGAAAAACCCCTTGCCGCCTAGCCTCTTGGGATTGATCAAAAGCCGGGTGAGCGTTTGTTTCCCGGCATTCATCGGCGCGGAGAGCGTAAAATAATCGTCCGTATCCGAGGCGGCCGGTGGTGGCGTCTCGGGGGTTTGGGGCGTCTCGGCCCGATCGGCGGCCGGTTCCGGTTCAAGGTTTTCTGCTTCGGTTGTCACGTTGGTAAATACCGAGCCCGGTATTTAACAGCGTAATGGCTCGCACAATTCACGCGGTTGATGTTGAGATTGAAGGTCATTTAGACCCAAGCCTCGCGAAAGCGGTTGGACTCACCGAGGCGCAATTCAAACGGCTACAGAGTGCCGCGGCTACCTTCAATTCGATCACGGCAAAGATGGGCGAGCAAATGCCGCGGCAATTCCAAGTTGCGGCCGACCGGATCAATCGGGCGATGAACTCGATCGAAAGCAAAAGCGGTTCGATGAGCCGACGCATGGGCGAGAATTTCAAGAAAGCGGCCGAACAAGCCCGCGAAGCCGGTGAAAAGATCACCAAAAATTTAGCCGGTGCCTTTGACAAGATTAGTGAAAAGGCGATGCACTTGACCGGGATCGGCGGCTTGATTTCGACCGTGGGTGCCGCCTTTGCCGGTGAAGAGTTTGTTAGGGGATCGTGGGAAGTGCGAGCCGAGCGGGGCGTTTTACAAAATCAATTACGCTCGGTTACCGAAAGCCAAGGGAAAGGCGGGTTAGCCGAGCAAGTCGATACCTTATTGCGCAACATGGAAGGGCGGGAAACGGCGGTGCGTTACGAACCGCTTTTAGAAACCACCAACATGATGTTGGCGGCCGCACCCGAACGGTTTAAAAACGTCGACCAAATCCATAAAATGCTCGGGCAACTCGCGGATGTGTCGCGTACCCCCGAGGCGTTTGGAATGGTGAGCTCAGCCTTTACCAAGATTTTGGCCGAGGGCAAAGTTGATGCTCAGCATCTAAACGAAATGTCGATTGATACCGGGTTCGCTTTCCGCAAAGCGATGGCGGATACGCTCAAGGTTACCCCGGAGCAACTCTCCGAGATGCTCAAAAAGCATAAGCTAACCGGTGACCAACAAATTAACGCCCTAATGGGGGCATTCGGTTTGATCACCGGGCCGGGGGGAGCGGCTTATAAACATGCCGAGGCGCAACTCACGGGTTTAGCCGGAATACAGGAACGGTTTCTAGGTCACTGGCGAGACTTCCAAGAAAGCTTTGGTAAACAACTCGAGAATTTTATCACCCCGATTGCCGAGCGAGTCTTTGCGGTATTAACACCGGCCGCACTCACTCACGCATTTGATGGCTTGAGTAATTTCGTCAAATCGATCGGCGGTGCTATTGGCATGATGGTCGACAAGTTGCAACAAGGGCGGGCGGCCGAACAAATCAAAATGATAAGCGGTGCCCTTGGTTCGTTCGCCACTAAGATGACCGGTGGGGCCGGGTTCGGTAGTTTTTTCAAACAAGTCGAAGATCCGGTGTCCGGGGTGCACGATGTGCTAACCGCGACCGGCGAAAAGTTTGAAGATATGCTTTCGAGCAAATGGGTCGATAACATCGCTACGGCGCTAAGTGCGATCCGCACAACGGTGCAATTTATTGCCGATCATTTCACCTTGATCAAAAACACCTTGATAGGGTTGGTGGGAGCAATGGCGGCCGCTAAGTTAATCGAGACAGCTTCCACTATTGGGGGCGCGGCGTGGGGGTTAGGTAAAGCGATTTGGAGTCTCGGTAAAGGGGTAGTTAATATGGCTACCGGGGTGGTTAATGTTAATAAAGGGCCGGAAGGCATTCTTGATAACGCTAAAAAAATTCTCCCATTGACACCGGTAGGATTATCCGCTTTAGCCGGGCTCGGCTTTACTTGGGGCGTTTCAAAAGGCGCGGATGTGGTTGGTGATTTAATACAAAAGAAATTTTTTCCAGATCTCGGGAAAGGGCAAACCGTTAACAGCGAACGTTATAAAACGGCTTTTGCCGCCCGCGAAGAAGCGGCCGCGAGCGGTGCCCGGCCCGAAAAACTCGCCCGAATGGATGACGGGTTGAGCAAGTTATATAGCACCCTTAGCGATTCGGAAAAGGCGGCCGTTAACGCGGCATCGGCTCAAAGCACTTTGGCGAGTTCGACTAATAGCGCCATCGGCGCGGTTAACGGGTTATCGGCCGCACTCAGAGCGTTACAAGTTCCAAATTTAGCGGTGCCGGGCGTTTCGCCTAATGTGCCGCCCCGGACCATTGCAAAGCCGCACGCTTTAGGCGGGCTCTTTACCCGGCCGCATATCGGGCTAGTTGCCGAGAAATGGCCGGAATTGATAACCCCATTAGGCGGCCCAAATAAAGGGTTAGGCTTAGGCGGGCATACATTCCAGATCCATTCCGCCCCGGTGATCAATGTGGGCTCGGGCACCGATCTCGGATCGATCAAAGCCGCTCTGGAGGAGCATGCCCGTTCGCTCGCCCGAGAGGTTCGCAAAATCATCGAGATCGATCTCGAACGCGAAGCGGTTGTATGAGTCCGGTTAACCAATACACAACGATCGGGGGCGAAATGTGGGATCAAATTAGCCGGAAAATTTACGGGAAAGAACGCTGGGAAAATGTGCTTATGCGAGCCAATCCGGCTTACTTGAATGTGGTTCGATTCAATCCGGGCATTGTTCTCACCGTGCCCGCGATTGACACCGTGACTCTGATCAGTTCGGTCCCTTGGGGGAGCGTTTACGTTTTAGCGCAATAGACTTATGAGCTCGCCAAATATCTCGATGCTCGGCCCGGCGTTACAAGGCTTAATGGGCACCGCCCGGTTTGCCCGGCCGATCGTTAGTTACAACGGTGCGGATGTAAACGTACAAGTTTATCCGAGCCTCAAAGAGTTAACTTATAAAGAGGGCACCGAACAAACCGGCGACAACATTGAAATGCGGCTCGCCGATCCCGAGGGGCATTTCCGGTTAACCTGGACTTTAAAAGGTGCAACCCCGCTTTCGCTCGG